AGCGCCTCTTCGACGCTGAACGACTTTCCAAGACCAGGAGGACCAGCAACGATCATGCTGCGAAGCCCACCCTTGAGTGCATCATCGATCAGATACGAGAGAATTTCAAAACTCTCGCGAATGTTCTTATCGACTTCTTCGTCAGTCAGACGCGGCTCGCCTTCGAATGCGGTTGGTGCCGTTCTGCTGATCAGTTCGTTGCGGTTGGATGGTTTTGCATCTACCGCATCATAATAACCCTCGATGGGGCTTTCGGTTTCGTTCTTCTTCTTGCTGCTCTTGCGCCACATGGCGGCACTGAGAGCAAGTGCCGATGCGCTCGTCAGGAGCGCTACGTATGAATACATGTCAATCATGTCGTGTTCCTTTCTTCATCCGATGATTAGACTATACGCCAATCATCGGATGAAGTCGATCAGTTTTTACTTGACCTGTACACGCGTCACGATTGTCTGCTTCTCATCCCGCCATTCGCTGTGTTCCTTGATGGTGAATACCACATCTGCCGTGTCACCGACTGCCAGACGACAAACACCAAACGTCTTGATGCAGTTGCCATTTTCGTCGCGAAGCGTGGAAATCGTACCGCTACCATAGCGGCTTTCGAATTGATGCTTATGCTCGCATGTGACTTTGGTTGCGATGCGCTTGCCAGGATAACCGATCCAGCGCGACTGCCGCTTGATCTCTTCGATCTTGGCTTGCTTGATTGCTCGCTCTTCTGCTACACGCTCAGCCGCTTTCTTGTCTTCCGCTTCATAAGGCTCCAATGCGTTGATCATCAGTTTCCACATTGCCGATCCGTCATTCTGAGTGCGAAGCCACGTGCGATATCCACATGGCAGATCAGAAAGCTTTTCGTCCTTGTGCTTTCCAAATGGCATCACGCCAGCTTCGAGCAGCAACATCCAAGTGTAGTAGTGAGAGATACGACGAGTTGCCGTCTTACCAGAACCCCAATCGTTCAACTCCCACTTATCCTCGACACGAGTCAACAAACGACCATTGCGAGATTTGGCGACTGTCAGCGCTTCTGCCATCGCAGCTTTCCATGTGCGCGATGAATTTTTGAGAAACCTGTCTCTCCAAAAGAATGTGTTGGTGTTTGGCACACGAAAGAATTTCTTGACACGGATGGTGTAAAACCCGTTGTTGTCTCCGGTGCTGATGTAAACCGCGTCGGTAAGATGGTTGGTCATGTCGTGTTCCTTTCTTCATCCGATAGAAAGACAATAGTCGATCCATCGGATGAAGTCAAGAACTTTCTTACATGGTCTTCATTGCCTTTCCAGCCTGCTTCTTGTCCATTCCACTCTTTTTGTGTAAGTCTTCACCACCAGCAACTTTCTTTCACTCAATCTTAGCGGTGTGAAGAACTACAACATGCGGCAGAATTTCAACACCCACCACAGCAACGCCATGGCATCTACCATAGTTTGCAACCCATACTGGCGTGCTGCGATCCATTCGATATTCGCCGCCCTTGTAGCCCGTGAAAACCGCTCGATCCGCGTCTCTCAATTCTCTCAGAAGATCACCAACTTTCGTGCCTTTCTCAGAAAATGATAGAGCGAGGTCTGAATAATATCCCCGATAGCTGTCGATTTCTTGCGGTGCAAAACCGCCGAAATCAAATTCAACTGAAAGACCTTCGTTTGCCCCTTCCAACGCATCGATGATATCACCGAGCCTGAGATGTTTGGATTGATCTATCATGTCTTCTATCTCCGCGTTGATGATCCTTTATCGCATATTCAGAGGATCGTGTCAATAAAAAAAAAAGGCTCCCGATGGAGCCTCAGTTGCCACACGCGCTCATGCGCGTGTGGAGGGAGAACTAATTTCTGAGTTTGTCAGCCTCATCAACCGCATCCTCGATCTGCGGCCATTGTGATACGATAAATTCAAGAACCTCTTCAAAGGTTGCTTGCTTGGCGAATAACTTGACACCTTGCTTTTGCGTCTCGAAGAGAACCGTTGCGACTGCATTTTGCTTCTCTTGCGTGGTCATTGTGTCGTTCCTTGCTGCGTTGTTTGATGATCCTTTATCGCATATTCAGCCGATCACGTCAAGCGGTTTTTCAGTGAAATCGTCAGCAAGTTGTTCTTCTTGTCTCCAAAAAAGATATTGATCAGAATCCTTCTCAACAACATCCAAAACACAATCATCAACAACGCGCCAGGGAACTATTTTGGCATATGATGCTTGGTGTATGTCCATGAAAAACCTTCTAAACAGATGCCCACAAACATCATCGGGTTTCATATCACGGAACTTTCTTCTGTATTGAGAACTTGAGCGTTTTTGGATCATAACCACGCTTCTCCAACTCCGAGATCAGAGTAACGTGTTCATTGGTTGGTTTCAGCGACAAGTCGCGAGAAAACAACAACCATCCAATGAGATTGGCATCTGCTTTGCTCGTCCCTTCACCCCAAGCCCAGCCACAGTCGTTGTGTTTTTTGTGCCAACCGGCTTTGATTTCTCCAGGTTTCGCTTTCATGTCAATCATCCCAAGCTGCGGCGTAAAAGCCTTCTTTCCAAGCTTCCCAAAGATTTTCCTCTTCGACGGAGGTATATGGACAATCATCGACAGAACCGTTGTTCTGATAACAAGAGTAGCCTTCCCAAAAGGCGTTTTCCTCGTCTGCCGTTCTAAACATTCTCATGTTCGTTGTCATCTTTCCGTGTTGATCATCTAGGTTCTATCCAATCTAAGATGCGCCACCATGGGCGCATCATCCAGACTTTCCAGGCGACCCATCGTTTGCGCCGCTCAAAGTCACGTTTGAACTTCCACGCGACTTTTAAGTCATTAAGCGTTTCTTGTGTCACCTCAGCATCCATTACCGATATCCTTTCCAGGGCAGGCAGATAACTTTTACGTTCCGTCCAGTACTTCGCAGTAGCATGGTGGTTTTACCGCTGGTACTAATGAACCTCTTTCCTCCGGGTGTTACATAAGCAGTTACCATGCTTGCTTATGCACTTTCCCGGCGTGCTTTAAATTACACTATCTGCCCCGGAAAAGATACCGGGCAATTTTCTGGTCGGGGTACGAGGATTTGAACCCCGGACCCCCTGCTCCCAAAGCAGGTGCTCTACGCAAACTGAGCTATACCCCGATTTGTCCTATGCTTCAACAGCAATCCAATTGGTGCCATCGTACTCGATGACATATTCGACGCCACCGGCTTTGATGCTTTCCACACCGTTCAGATTGATGCGACGAAACGCACCTTTGTTGCCATCACGATCTTTCTTCTGCATGTCATATACCGTAATGACATTGTTTGCAGCATCGCTTTCGGCACGAACGCCTTCTGCGAGTCGTCGCGCAGCAGCCTTCTTGGTGGCAGGCACACCGAAACGATAGGTGCTGGTGTAGATGGCACCGCGTGGCTCCACCACCGTACCGTCAACAACCTTGTCGTTTTTGCGACGTGCGGTGACAGAGAAAATGGTGCTGCTGTTCTGAAGTTCGGCGAAGAGTTGTTCGATTGTCTTGCTCATTGTGTTCCCTTTCGTCATTCGATGATCCTTTATCGCACATTCAGAGGATCATGTCAACAACTTTTTTCATCAATCTGTCCGGGGCGTTCTTACATTGTTGGGGTGCCCTTCAAGTTTGTTGTAGGCACCCCGCCGAAGCGGGGCTTGTCTCGGTAGCAGCAGTGCGCGCCTACCGCTCGCACCGTCTAGCCTATTCAAATACGGGTCTATTCTTCCGTCTCGGACGGCGGCGGTTGAGGAATTGGCATCCAGTGAGTAACGCGCTCGTCGAGCCTAATCCAATCCATTCCGTCGAAATCATCCATCGCCCAGACTTGCCAAAATTTCTCGCCGCTGTGGTTCTCGATCAACCGCGCTCGCGGTTCCCAGCCGCACACGGTGTAGACCTGAATTTCGACATCTGTTGGCGCTGTCTCTATCGGTTGCCACATGACGGGTTCACTTTTCTGGTTTTGGTTGCGATGGAATGATGACGCCATATTTGCGTCTGAGAGCATCGGTTGAGATGTTTGCTGGTACAATTCCGCTAGGCATTGTTCGTGGGCTCCTTGGAAAGTTAGCGCGGTAGCGTTTGCACCAGCCTAGATGCGTGATCTATGGCTGGCTGACGATCAGCAAATATGCCATAGCAATCACCTTCCCATTGGGATCGTAGCGGGCACCACTTCGTGACGCGGTAGTCGCCGCCCGTGTCAAGAACGGCGAGACTCATGCCCGCGTACTCAACAACAACCGAGTTATCTTCGGTGTGTCCGATATTGCTGATGCGTGGCTTGCGTGTGGTCATCGTCGGGTTCACTTTTCTGGTTTGGGTCGCGCCGTTGATGATCCTTTATCGCACATCCAGAGGATCATGTCAACAACTTTTTTCGTCCAGCGGCAAAGAGAAATCGTCTTCCAACTGATGTTCAGCACACACCTTACCTTGCCAATGCACCGCAAACATCACTGTTCGCCACATGTCCACACCAAGCTTTCTATTAACAACCTTACTCGAAGAGCGCATAGCCCTGTTGTCGGGAATGGTTATTATTTTTCTGATGATACACGACCAAAGCATATCAATTTTTTCCTTATATTTCAATGAGTTGGTACGCGTGGCTGGATTCGAACCAACAACCTAGCGGTTATGAGCCGCTGGCTCTACCATTGAGCTACACGCGTATTTGGTGCCGAGTAAGGGATTCGAACCCCTAACCTCCCGATTACAAATCGGGTGCACTACCAATTGTGCTAACTCGGCTATGTCGCCTTTGCTAAATTCAGCTTTGCCTCGACGCGGCTCTTAGCAACATGCAATGGCGTTTTATCGGTCACTGCGCTTGCTTCAAGTATCGATAGCACGCGATGTTTGATATTGTCAATCTCGCGCGTATGATCCTGCTTCGTGACATAATTGGCTGCTGCAATGACGCCACCAGCGTTTGCAATGAAATCTGGAATATACAAAATATCCTTTCTTTTCAATATGTTAGCCAATTCGTCGTCAACGAGTTGATTATTTGCTATTCCGCATACTGCCTTGCAATGCAACTTCGATACTGCGAAATTTGTCAGCACTCCACCAATGGCACAAGGAGCCAAAACATCACATTCCGTTGAGAGAATTTCAGATGAATGAACAACGGTTGCATCCAACTCAACGGCCATTGTCTGTCCGAGATTAGGCATATCGTCATCAAACGTAATATCAGAAATGAACATTTCGCCAATACCAGCCTTGCGAAGCATTCTCGCCAAAGCATAGCCAGTTTTACCAAGTCCTTGAATTGCAATACTTTTTTGTGTCAAATCCCAGCCATTAAATTCAGCAACCGCAAGAATTGCATTGAATGCACCGCGTGCAGTGCTTTCCAGAATTGGAGTAGCAACACCGCAAACATATTCGCTAGTTCGAGACACAGCACGCATGTCACCAAGCGTTGTGCCAAAATCAACAGCAGTGTAATATTGCCCAGCCAACTGATTAACATGTTCACCAAAACACTCGAAAAGTTCCTTTCGATCCTTTCCGTCCCAAGTGTTTGAAAGTATTACACTTTTTCCGCCTCCCAATGGAAGATCAGCAGCAGCACATTTGTATGTCATGCCATGTGACAGCCGTAGAACGTCTCGCAATGCATCGTTTGGATGCTCATAATGCATGAAACGACAACCGCCAACCGCTGGTCCTAGCGTCGTATCATGAATGGCAATCATGCCTTGCAGTCGTCCGCCCAACCCATTGAACATAAAGACTTTTTCGTGGTTTGCATAACTATCATGTGTGAACATTATTTGTATCCCAATCCTCTGACTGCGCAATCAACATCATATTGCATATGGTTGAATTTTCTGTAGGTACGAATGACTGCCTCGTTTTCGCACAATTCTTCCTCTGTAGCCTCACAGCCATGGCAAAATTGCGATAGAAACTCAGCAGCATGCATCGAATATTCGAACGGTTGGTTAGAGTCAATAACCTGATAATAAAAGGTTTCCCTGCTTCCAGGCGGTGCTGTAACCCGTTGAACATAAAGCGATTTTTGCTGCAATGCATACATCATTTCCAGCAAACATTCGTCATTCGTCCTGCTCATTCTGAACCCCTGTTATATGTCAGGCCAATAATTCTGTTGCCGTCCGTTTCATAAAGCGATGGTTGGCCAAACATATTAACCAACAGCGCAATTTGATCCTTTGACATTTCGTTCATCAGTTCTGGACCTTCGCGCCAGAACATCAACGATGTGCCATCATCATCAACACTTATACCATTTTCTTTGACGATATTCAAATCATCTTTATATTGCGTGGTGAAATCCTCGATATATTTTCGTTTGAAACTTGTGCGTCGGGGCATAACCTGCTTCTCCTAGATAGTTGACAATTTTCTGAATGCATTCAAACGCATCACACGATCCGCACATATATACATCCAGAGTTGCTAAACTGTATTCTGGCCACGTATGGACTGATGCATGGCTTTCAGACAGCACCAACATTCCAGTAAACCCACCAAAATCAGAATTCTCGCCGGGAAAATCGTTCACCGATCTCGCCAGGATCGTAGCGCCTTCATCAAGAACAGCGCGTTCCATAGCATTCATGAGAATTGATGAGTTGTTAGCAAAGCATACCGCATTCAAATCAGGCTCCCATCGCAAATCCAACATTGCGTGCTTTCCAACGTATGGCATCGCTTTCATTTCGAGAACCTTTCAAAAAAGAGACGCCAGTCAGGCAGGAACACCAACAACGGAACCCGACCAGCGCCTAAATCATCTCAGCAAATCATCAACCCAGGAACGGCACAATTTCATTGCTGTATTTATATCCGTCATACGCCACCCAGGAATGTATTCCTTATCGATGAAGACGTTATATGCGCCGCTCACCCATAACAACGCTATGTGCTTTCCACGATACGTTTCTGAATAATATCTATCCTGCATGACAACTCCGTTCAAAGTGTGTTTGGAATGTAGAGACACCTAACGTATTGATATCCCTCAACATTTAGAATGCATGCGTGCATTTGATTATCCTTTGAAACTCGCAAATCGCCTGCCGGTTGCGTATCAAAGAAAACTCCTGTGCCGTGTTTTGTGGTAACTTCCCAACCAGAAACCGGCTCTTGGCCATGCTGTGATATACGAACACGCTTTGCTTTCAACACTGGCGCACAATCTTGTTTGTTGCAACAATCAGCATCGTACCATTCGTGGCTCTGTGCTGGTATCGTAAGAAAGACGACGAACAGAACAGCAGCAAGCAACATTCCATATCTCACAACCATAACACAACTCCTGTTGATAATAGAGCAACCATAAGCATCACCAGAACAACCATTTTCAGCGATGCTACTACGAAATCAACATCCATATTCAATCCTCTCATTTGCGCAAAATTTTGTGGCAGATATCGTGTATTGTATCAAGGTCTGGTTCCTCTTTCAGAAGAAGTTCCAGCAGAATTTCTTTGATTGAAGCACGCAATTCAGTGATCTCGTTTCGCATCTGCTCACATGCTTGTTGTCTTTCTTCTCTGACACACTGCAATTCGGCCTCAAGGGCCGTTTTCATAGTATCCATGTCATGTTCTCCGTTAGTCGGTTTGGTCCTTTGACCAAACCGACCATCTCGTTTCTAGAATGGGATTTCATCGTCATCTTGCTGCGGCACGTCGCTGCTGGCATTGACATCGATCTTCGAATACAAGTCCTTGAATGCCGTCTTGCTGTCCGCCTCGAAGCGAGATACACACAGTTCGATTGCCTTCATACGATCACCGAAGATAGCATACGTCTGAACGATGTGACAGAGACGACGCGTTGTGATGACATCTTCAACACCGTCATCTTCGTATGTCTTGCGAATTGCATCGGCCCAAAGAACCAGCTTGTCCGCGAATTCCTCGTCAACTTTACCAACATGATCCATGTGCTTCATGATGATGCGCTTTTCGACAGCAGGCGTCGGATAAGGCTGGCAGAACGTCAGGATAAAACGCTCCATCAGAGCCTCGTCGAGAATTCGCGCAGAGATGAACTTGCCATCGTCAGAACCACGGCCCAACGTGTTGCCAGTTGCGATCACCGTGAAGCCAGGGGCAGGGTGTACCAGTTCGCCAGTCTTCTTGATCAGGATCGGCTTGCCTTCCAGAACGCCTTGAAGGCACATCAAAGGGCGCTCAGGCCGATCCATCTCGTCAATGAGCAGAACCGCGCCTCGTTTCATCGCACGTACCACAGGGCCTTCTGAGAATACGGTAGCGCCATTTTCGAGACGGAAGCCACCAATCAAGCTGTCTTCATCAGTATCTTCGCTGATCTGAACACGGAGCATTTCACGACCAAGCCGTGCACATGCCTGCTCGACCATGAAGGTTTTGCCGTTGCCAGAGAGACCAGCAATCCAGATCGGATAGAACGTGCCAGATGCAATGATCTTTTCAACGTCCTTGGCATGTCCCCACTTGACGTAGAGGTTGTTCTTATTTGGCACGAAAATCTCTTCGCGAATTTGCGGGGTGTTCTGAAACACGTCAGCCTTGGAAACTTCATCGACCTCGGTTTGTGGCTTCCGTTCGATGGGAACGATCAGAGCGTTGAAATTGTAGAAGCCTTTGTGAATTTTCTGCATCTTGTTTTGCAGCGACTTTGCCACAGTTGGGTGCGCGCCGAGACGGGCACACATCTCATTGATGTCGCGAGTGCGAACATCACCAAGCGGGTATTCGTTGGCGAGTGTGTCGAGAATGGTGCTTTCGGTTTGAGTCAAAGTGGTCATTTGATGTTCCTTAAGTCTCGTGTTGTCCGTTGTTGATGATTAGTTATCGCATGTCTGGGAGAGGAAGTCAAGAAAAAAGTTGGGCCGAAGCCCAACTTTCTTATGCAATCAGATCAATGAATTTGTTCACAATGATCCGAGTGCCACGCTTAGAACCAGCGTGCTTCTTGAAGGCATTGATAATCCTGCCTTTTGTCGCAGTTGGATCGAATTCCAGTTCTTCCGTGAAAGCATTCAGCGATGCCGACTTGACAGGAATGTTGAAGCGACGATCATAACCATCAACATCGTCTTCAACCATCGGCTCTGCATCAGCTTTCCATTCCAGTCCCATCATCATGGCTTGACTTCTTTCAGCCAGGAAGAAATGCGTGACTGTATCGACAGCACCACTTTTACGATACCAATCATAGATGCCCTTGGTGAATTTGCTGATAGCATTTCTAAAATCCGTATTGCTATCAACGCACAGCATCGTGCGCTTATCGAGCATGACACGATCCGCGCGTTCGCGTCTTCCAGTTGCACTGTATTGAGACATCCACTGAGGCGCACCATCTGTTAAAACAACCATATTCATCTTATCAAGATTGTGACGAATTTTGAGTTCCTTAACAGCCGGTTGTAGTGCGATCAGTGCCTCAAACATTGGAGTACCGCCCATAGACATTCTAGCGCCAATCAGATGATTACAAGCAGCCTTGAATTCGTTCTTGCTCATTTCGCTGGACAACAACTCCAACACATTCACAGAACGCATATCGAGAGTTGCTATTGCTTTGTCGTCCGAAAGACTTCGTGAAGGGGAAAAAGCTCCCCCTGAAGTGAAAGAATAAACCGCGAACGGAATATTCGCCTTCCTACAGAACATCGCCAAAATAATCGCCTGACGAATGACTTTATGTATCACGCTGCTCATTGAGCCCGATGAGTCGATGAGCATAACCATTCCATGCGATTTTCCAGTTGGCAGTTTCATACCACGCAGGAAAATCTCATCGTTGTAGCGATACTCGTGCAAGCGAGACATATTGAGCGAACCCGTCTTGACGACTTTGGCCATTTTGTACTGCGCCGCTTTGCGCTTCATCGTGAATTCTTTGACCAAGGCGTTCACAGCCGCACTATTATCCTTGGCAAATTCATCATATGCACCAAAGGTATTAGCATTACCCAGAGTCAACTTTCTGATGCAACCCTTGCGTGCTTTATCAGAGACAGGCTGCGCAACAGGAGAACCGTCGCCGGAAAATTGTTGTTCGACGTTTTTCTCCATTGAACGCAACGTTTTCGAGATCAGCTTGTCTGCCAATTCTTCATCAGTGATGGTTTCTTCTGGACGCATCTTACCAGCACCAGACCCCAACTCACTGTCAGCGTTTTTGCTGTTGAGACCTACGGTTTTGGCATCATCACCAGCATCGGTTTCTTCACCGTCACCGTTACTAGAACCATCACCATCCGTCTCGCCGCTATCTTTGCCGACGCCATCATCACCAGCTTCGGCACTGGTATCGCCTTCACCTTCACCGTTGCCTTCACCAGCAGCAGCGTCTTCTTCGCCTTCTTTTCTGTCCATCCCATCCTTTTCTTGAGAGATGCCATTGTCCATCATGACATCCTGCATGCTCTTTTCGGCTTCGTCGAACTTTTTGCCGAGATGGGCAACGATGTCCTTTGACAACTGAATAACCTCGGCAAAGGTCTCGGTGGTGTAGCACCGATCAAACAGAACTTGCTCTTCTGGCGTGAATTCCACAGTCACCAGATCACGAGCCTTGGCTTTCAGGTTGATGCGATCCAGAAATCCCATGTCAAACACGGAGAAATCGCGCTTCTTACCGACACTGAAAAAGTCCATATCCATTATGTGCTTGTAGCCACGGCGGAAATCCTTGACCAAGCCAGGATACCGACGAAGGATCAGTCGCTCAATGCGAACATCCTCGACGATGTTGACCAAATCTTGAAACTTCGGATTTTCTTTGACATAAGAAATCCACTCTTCCAGCGGGGTGTAGAGTGCGTGCGAAACCTCGTGGCCGACCAGCATGTCGTACGTTTCTTCGTTGTTCCAAGCCGGAAGACCCAGAGTGCGCGTTTTGATGTCGAAGAAAGCAGTCTTGTAGTTGCCGTGCTGCACATCAATGTTCTCGTTGGCAAGCAGCCTAGCAAAGACTTCTTTGTGGGTGAGTATCATTGGTCATCTCCGTTGTTGTGCATCTGTTATCGCACATCAGCGGATGGGTGTCAACAACTTTTTTGCAGCCATTTGTGGCTACACACGGCTACGATCTCTCGGATCGCAATGGAGCCGGATAGTTCCAGGGAGACACAAGTTCGATGTCATAGTCAATCATGTATGTATCATCGTCAGTCACGATATAACGAAACACGTTGCGCCCCTCGTTGCCACTCATGATCAGCGGCATACCATTGACTAGTATGCGTGCTGAACAAAAGCTGACTGTTTTAGACGATGTGTTGCGATAGTAAATGCGCGGAATGACAACAATCGTTGACGCTTCTAGCCATGCCGATACTTCGTTGGCTGTTTGAAAATCTCGCATGTTCTTTGTTTTCATGTATTGATTGCGCCAGGGCGAAATGATCATGTGCTTGGCAGTAGCCTTCACTCTCTCGACAGATTTCTTTTGAGCACATACAGTTCCATCTGCTTGAAGCAGTGTTGTTCCGTTTGGAACGATTGGCGGAACTTCGCTGGCAAGTGCGCTTGCCGCAATAAACACAGAAATCAGAAAAGAGAGAAGATAGGCCATTGTTCAAATCCTTTTGGTTGATTTTTGTCTCGTGCATTCATCCCAGCGACAAACCAATCCAATTGCTCTGCCATGCGCTTCAATCTCAGCCGGGTCATCAAAATAGTGCTTTGATTTTGTCGGGTTCAATCGTTGAAGAGATTTCGACAGCACTCGCCCACTGTTTTTGCACAACTCACCACGCACAAATTGTTTTACGTGTACTAGTTCGTGAGCAAATGCCAATTTCTGCTCGTGTCGCGACATACTTGGTCTTATCCAAATGACATAGGAATTTCCATAGTCATGATGCGTAAAGCCCTTGTAACCTGCATACTCTCTACCGTTATGATCGAACCCTATTTTCAATTCGAGCGTATTCATTTCCTCTGGCGTCATCAACAGCCCAAGCATATACTTTGCCATGTCACGAAACACATCATCTGTGATTTTTTTGTTCGTACCACGAAATATACATCTCATGACATTACCTCCTGTTTAGCTACGCCAGTGTTTTTTCAATGAGAAGCCTCGACTGTTTTTCAATGAAAAATAGTGCTGAATGCAGAGCATCATCGCTAATATTGGCAACCACCACGCTGCAACTCGGCTTCGGTTTTTCATATACGTTCAAAATCATGCAGCCATCAATGTTGCGACCAATCTCTTCTTCGTACATTCTCGCGTAGGTGAGAGTCTGTACGAAGTAATCTTTCATGTATTTGGTGCTCTTTTTCGTTTCGCTGGTTTTGTAATCGGCAATGACAGTTTTACCATCATGCAGTGTACAGACTAAATCCACAGTGCCAGCAGCACCAATGTCTTCGTTATGCATCATCAACTCAATTGCATGCACAGCTTTGATGCGCTTTTGCATCTTCTCAATGAGAGGCGGCATCAGATGTTTGTATTTAGCATCAATGTTGATTTCACTCTGCCCAGATAAAAGAAAATGCTCGATTGCTTCATGAACAGCAGTTCCTCGCTCCAACGCCTTCTGGCTGATAAACGACCAATCTGGGGTGTTTTTTCGCCAGCTTGCAAGGCTCTTCTGTTTCTCGGGCGTATCCAACAACGAAGTGACGGATGGCAATGGTGTGTTGCCATCCTTTGTATAGAACCGCGTTCCATTGATATCAACACGTTTCACTTCGTGTTGATATTCGTCCAATTCCAGCTTAATCATGTTGCCGATCCATAAACAAGAGTGTGCACAACAGCGAAGATTGCCATAACAAACAGCACTGCCAATGAGACGTGTACCGTTGCTCGCTGTTGTGATTGAAAGAATTCGAGACCAAGAACAGTATCATGTCGTTTTCCAATGATTGCTTGAAGATAACCACAGACGTTGAAAAGCAAAGCAAGCGACGCAATCTTGATCATTGGCAACAAACCATCCTTGCCAAACATCAATCCGATATAAATAGCCAATAGTAAAATTGGCACCGTGGCAGATAAGGAAAAACCACGCGAACTGTGATAGTTTATAGTCTCGTTTGGCCGCCTAAGCCACTGCATGATGTTCATCAAACTCTCCATTTCATCACATTTTTTGGTTGCTGTCAACCCCTCAATGATACCCTAGTGCATTGCACGCTATGATGTACTGCCTCGCCTTACCAGAACGCACAACATCCAATGCTGTCATGTTCACGAATTCGAAACACTCCATCTGCTTACAAATTTCGATCATTCTGTTCAGATCATACTTACCTTTTCTTTCATCGAGATCGGATTGTGCCGTATCACCACAGAAAATGATTCGCGATCCCTCACCGACGCGAGACATGATCGTGTGCAATTCCATCCATGATAAATTTTGACACTCATCAACTATGATCGTTGTGTTGTCAAATGTCAACCCTCTAAGAAAACTGGTTGACGTGAATTCGATTGCCTCTTTCTGCTTGAGAATTTCGTATGCATCAGAACGATTAAACAACTGCTCCGTGATGCTATAGTAAGGCAGTTCATAATTCCTCATTTTCTCATTTTCTGATCCAGGCAGAAACCCCATATCTCGCGACGGAACAACAGAACGGACCACAAGAACCTTATCACAATTTTCCAATACAACTTCACGCAAGGCGAAATAGAAAGCCATCAATGTTTTTCCAGTTCCTGCACAGCCATGCAAAAATAAATCTTTGCCATGATACCACGCTTCAAATGCTCGTCTCTGATTTTCTGTAAGAGGCTGAATATCTATCAATGGCATTGTATTCAGTGTGACCTTTTCCTTTCGTAACTGCCGTTTCGCTTTTTTTGTCAGTTGTTGTGCGATTTGCATTTTACGTTTTCTCCTGTGTGTTCTTGATTTCATACTCAGCGTCGGTTTCTATCCTTTCTCCTGAAAAGCGAAAGCCGCGCAATTGCGCGGCCCTCTGGTTACTTGAATGTGTTGATCTTACTTCCGATGTTGCTTTTCTTGATCTGCTTTAGCAAATCTCTGAAACCGTCAGCCGGTTTTGTACGACCGAGTTTTACACTATCAGCATCAGCGGGGAAACCATCGATCAACTGTTCCACATCTGGATTTTCAGCGAGGAAGTTGGTTCTCTCTGAGATAGTCATAAACTCACGCCACGTTCGCTCGCCTTTGCGAAACTTGTAATATGGCATTAACGCATATCCTGTTCTTCACTCAATTCGTCGATATTTCGATGTCGCAAAGCACGTCGAATTTGCTTTTCTTTGCGCCGCATCATATCACGTTTGATTGCCTGCTTGTTGCGCTTCAACTCGCTATCGTCATCATAATAGCGATCATACTTTCGTGTCTTTCCCATTAGTTCAGTTCACCCCATGCTTCTTCGATAAGTTTCTGTGTTACGCCTCGATATGGAATCTGCTTGTCTTTCAGTGCAAGCAACAACTTTGCATCCTCTGGATCAACAGATTCCAATAAGTCTACGAACATGCTTTCTAACCTGATGCCATTTATGTTCTGTCCTTTACCTCCTTGCACAAAATAATATAACTTTCCCAAACGACATTCACGATGCAAGTTCGTTTTTGCATCTTGACTTTCCAGCGGCTTGTAAGGTGGCGAACCGCTCGGAAGCAACCATTTAACGCGTGGATCATATGCAAAGGCCAGTGCCTCATGCATGTGTTTGCTGTAATGCTTTTTCAAAAAAGCTACCTTATCTTTTCGGGCAGATAACTTTTCCGTCTCAGCCAAAATTTCGTGCATGCTTAGTTGTTTTTCGGGTTCCATGGTATCTCCATTAAAAATCATTCAGGTTTTCGAGCAGATTGCTCAGGTTGTGCTTCTTCATGTATTCTATCAAATTTGATCTATCGGGCACTTTTGGTCCTTGACGCAACGCTTCAAGTATTTGCTCACGTAGATGCTCAGGCGTCATGGTAAGATCAATCAGCGTCTTATTGCGTACCCAATTCTGATAATACTTATGGTTTTCGTCGTTTTGAATATCCTTCAATGCTTCGAGCCGCTTTTTGGTCATTGGAACTTGTCGCTTTCCATCAACCATAAACGTATCACCATCAGACAAAATATTTGGTATATCGTCATCAGCATCACCGCGCAAAATGTGCTCTCGAAGAAATTCAGCGGGATCGCAATCGGGACGCAACATGCGCTTTTTGACAGGATCATATTGCTGAACAAAAGAAAAACGCTGTAGCTGCTTGAAGTCCTTGTCGCCTGACACAATCACAACACCATCTTTTGATGTTGATGGATCGAATTCAGAACAAAGCACGCCTATGATATCATCCGCCTCACACCCATCAATCTGAATGTAAGTATACGGAAAATTGTCACGAATTTCTGCTCGAATGCGATCCATGCTTTGATATATCGCATTCCAATCAACATCAGATTGGCTGCGATTATTCGCACGTCGCGCCTTATAGAACGGAAAATAATCCTTGCGCCAGTTATGCACACTATCGGAGCAGATAACGAAATTCGTATCGTCTCGAAATTTTGTGCGAATGTTGCGCAACATGTTTAGTGTCATGTGTCGAACCATAGGTTCTTCGATTGCAAGATTTGTGTGCGATTTCACTGCACTGAAAAATGTTGCAAACAACACTTGATTGAAATCAACAAGTATCATCGGGTATTTCTTTCTTGTCTGAACGCAAAAAGCTCATTGATGGCGGGTGAAAACGATAAACCATTTTCTCATCTTCATCCGAAACCAAACTGATGGTGGCGGCAGCAATTTGCTGCAAGGGGTGTTCACGCTCATAGTGAGCAGATATGTATGAAATGATGGCCTCTGCCGCAAAGGAAAAATCCTCTGGCGTGTCATTTGGCTCCATTCCAAGTTCGGCAAGGCGTGTACCAATTTCTGATATCAGAACCATTGCCAGCGTCTGAATTTGGCTATCTTCACGAATTTTGTTGATCGCTTCGATATCCCTTATCGACTGATCTTCCTCTTCGCTGTCTTCGTGCGCGTCGAACAGTTCTATTGCGCTCGGTTCGTTTGGAAACAGCTTATAGATGTTGTCTTTTTTATCGGTCATATCACTTCCTTACTTGAAGGTTCTCAGTATCAAAGTATCCACATTCATGCGCCCATTTGGAGGCGTGCGTTTTGCATTGATTTGTTTTATACGCTGTTCCACCTTTCTCTTACCATCTGTCATAACACAGGGCACAATATCATCGGGCTTTCGCAGTGTCAAGTGGTATGACAGTTCTGGATTAAAATTGATGATCGTAGTTCTGTTGACTGACAAAGTTGTTTCATCAGCAGCGACGTATTTAGTGAGCTTTCGTGTCTTCACATTAAACGTCCAGAGAATTTTTGCTGATACAATAGAAGCCGGGTCGATGCTCGAATACGTGCCATGGTCCTTTAGATAATTCATTTTACTGACAATTTTATCTGCGCTGACTGGTTTCTTCTCACGCGGTTTTGTCTGCCGTCTTTTGGTAACAGTTTCTCCAAGTGTAAGTTGAGAAACTATGGCCTCGACCAATTCTATATATCGCTTGAGTTGCGCCTTTTTCAGATGCTCATATCCTTCACCATCGCGCAATTCATCGAGCAATCCAGCGTACAATTTTCGAGCAGCATTGATATCAGCGACTTTTGTTTCCGACGAAAGAGACAAATCAATTTCTGGCAAAGTTTTGTAGCCGGAGCGATAGAAAGCATCTAAGTGATCATCGATTTCACACACCACCATGTTAAGTTGTCGTCTTGGCGTCTTTGCAACTTTAGGTTGTATCTCTTTTTTTGCGTCTTGAACAACATTTTCGATATTTTGCACAAGCATGTTTCTCAAATCATCATCGTGCAAACCACGCGTCAACATTCTGGCAATAGATGCCATTGTTTGTGTTATTGATGCATGATTGGATGCGTTGTATGCAGTGATGGTTTCTGCATCATACTCATTTTTCTGCATCCATTGAATGATCCACTTCTTTGTATCACGCACAGCATACAGATACGCATAGTAATTCAGCGCATTGATTATTTGGTATCGCTTGGCGATGCCGTCAAAAGACGGTTCTTCGCCAAGCATGCTTTTTTCTATGGTTGCCTTTCTGGCCATTAATAATCCACCTGATAGCTGAATGTGCTTTCTGGTTTTTTGTGTTCGATCTCTTTTGGCGGATTGGAAGCAATAATGTTTTGCAAAAACCCTTCCCATTCTTTCGCACGAACATCCCAGGAATAATTGACATTTGCATATATCTGCTGACCAATCAATTTGGAAATCAACGCAGGATCATTCTCTCGAATGAGATCAATAGAATTCATCATTACTTGATGAATGAGACCAGCGTGCGTTTGTTGATCTTCTGAATAATGATACATGAACGTGAATTGTCCAGATGTTTCAAACAAAGCACCGTAATTCGGATGCAAACACATCAAACCAGATGCCATCGACTCGATCAATGATCGGCATGATGTTTCTGGCCAAATATTAGGATATGCAAATATGTGTGCCGTCTCTGCAAGAAACTGTCTCACTTCATTGTTTGGAACTGTGCCATGGTATGTCATGGAATCATGCGCTTCGATGCGATCAAAGAGTTCCTTAAAGCGTTCATCCTGCTGCTTCCAGCCATAAATCTGAAACGACGAGAAAACGTCAAGATGCAGGTTTTTGTACTGACTCACCAAGTGCTCAAATGCCGGAACCAGCAAATGCAATCCTCGGTGTGGTGTCGTGTGATACACTAGACGAATTTCCTTCTCTGGATCGGAGAAGTCCCACTTTTTTTCCATATCAACTTCGATAGGATCGATTGCATTTCGCAAAACCATGCACCGGCCCCACGGTATGTTGTATCGCTCGATAAACCGCTGACACTGCCACACAGACACAAAGACGAACTGGTGAAATCTAGACCAGCCGCCATCTTTCAGAAAATTTGCAACCTGCGGGTCTTCTGGCAAATCATGGCACCACAGAATTCGAAATTTGGTTTCATCCAATTCATGCAACTCTGGTCGCGAAAGTATGATCTGAAAATTATCCAGAAGCTTTTCATCGACGCGTCGGTGCAATTCAGTCATCATCAATTCAGAACCAGACATTGCATTCTGGTTTAACTCATTTCGCCACTTTTCCATTATTGATCTCCCATCGACGGAAACATGTAATCCAACAAATCAAGATAGCCACCAATGCACTCGCCTTCGACAAGCACAATTGGCAGCACCTTACAATCGGGATACTTTTCTAGAACATCTTCGCGAGTGATGTCCAGACCTATATGCCGCTCTTCAAATTCTTTGTCATTATCTTTGAGCAGTTTTTTCGCTTGATCGCAATACGAACAGCCTTCACGAGTAATCAGTGTAATCATGCAAAACTCCTTATTTCATGCCACTCCTTCATTATATATGAACAACAACACCAACGATACAAAAAACCAGATTATGAAAATGACTAGAAGTATGTCTGTCAAAGATAGTTTTTTTAAGGCTTGAACCGTATCACTGATTATGAGAAACCCAATTAGCGCAGACACGACAATGATTGGTGTGTGGAGAAACGCATTCCACAGAAAATCTTTCATTGACGCGAATCCTTTCCATAAAACAGAGCCAGCAATGCTGCAACAAACCACACTCCAAAAACACATGCTGCTGCAACCATCACAGGATGTTCACTTGCCTCTATCATGCCAACCAAAGCATGGCCAACAAATGTTATGACCAGCAGAATGAAAATGAAGATGGGTGTGTACACAAATGCGTTCCACAGAAATTTTTTCATTCCCCATCTCCAGCTTCTGTTGGCTGCTCCGACAATGAATTTTCCAACCGAAGTTTTTCTTCCTCTCGAATAACAGCAAGCTGCTTTGGTGTCAATGTCCCAACGTCAATGAGACCAACACCATATTCTGACTTCGTTCTGTTTTGTATCAGAATAGCATCATACAGAGCATCCCGCATATCAATGTATACTCGATCATTGGAAGCAGCAATGATCTGTGCTTCTGTGCTGTCAATCGAGCATTCAGAAACCCGAAAAGAATTCGGATGTGCTATGTTGTATGGATCGAAATATTGGATCACGAAAACTCGTCTGTTATCGCTCATTGTGTGTATCCTCTTACAAAGTCGGCTTCCATTTGTTCATCAGCCAAATAGTGAATTGGCTCTCCTACATATGCATGTGCCTTCGTGTATATTTTGAAAAACACAGCCCAAGAAACACTCCACTTGATGTCTTCTTGTGCTTCAAGGCGTTGCATTATTTCGCGATGTATTTTGTCCTTCATCTCATTCTCGATTTCTCTGCATCCAAACAGTCACAACATCCATTAGCTGCTTGTGCGTGTCATCAAACCATGCACTAACATGATAGTTATACTTGGTCGGTTCTGTGTAAAAGGGCAGATCATCGCCCTTCAAAGTGTCCATCCAAACAACAAAGTCAGGATCGATTCTGTCTCTCTCGAATTGATATTCACAAACGCAGTCGATGACTGCAATTTTTCCTGCTCTTACTATGCCATCTGAAAGCAGAAGCATTTTGTATCCTATGCCACAAGAGACAAAATCGTGACAACCAGAATACTTCTGGTAGTGCTCATTGACTTCTTCTTCGCCAAGATACACACCACCAATCAACTCTGAAAACGGTTTTGCCAGAACCGTTTTTCCTGAGTTTGGTCTTCCGCAAATCAGAATTTTCATGCACCAACCTCGTCATCGTCCAACTCAAATTGAGTTTGTCGATTGGCCGCAGCCATGCCCGACTGCATGAGAGCCTTCAACTCAATGATGTGCGCTTGCTGAAACAGATACATAGCAAGCTGTCGCTCAGTAAGTTTCGATTTGGTTGCTTGTGCAGTCGGATCGTGTTTCATGACACTGATCATCAGACTTGCCGTGACTTGATCGTATTCGGCTGACATTGCTATTTCTCCACATAGTGTGTCCTATCGATGCTGCAATCTTGCACACATACATACTCGTGTCAAGAGGTAATTTGAGGATCAACATGTGGACATATCAAGAGAAGCCGTTCATCGAAGACATGGCAGAGGGATTTGTTGGGTTTGTGTACTTGATCACCAACAAGACAAATGGAAAAAAATACATCGGTAAGAAGCTATTCAGCAAAGCAAAAACTTACCAGAAGAATAATCGCAAACGAAGAACACGCGTGAAGTCTGATTGGGAAATTTATACTGGCTCGAACGCATTACTCAATGAAGACATTAAACAGGGTGATGAAATCGAGAAGGAAATTCTGCATCTCTGCAAGAGTAAAGGTTGGGCATCGTATTACGAAACGCTCGAAATTCTACAGAGAAATGCATTGCAAGACGATAAATATTACAACCAATGGGTTTCCTGCAAAATTCAGGCGAGACATCTAACATAGAAAGGTTATGAAATGATCAATGAAGAAAACATGTATGAAGAACGCATCGCAGAATTGAAAGGTTCCAATGGCGATAAATGGTGTTGGTTGCGACAGGATACTGGTGCTTGGGAAGGTCCGTTGAAAGATTGGAATACATCTCACTATGAAAAATACGTAGAACCAATCGAGCAGAAAAATGTTGTTGTTACTGCTGGTGGAAACATGGGTTTGTATACCAGAGCATATTCAACCCTCTTCAAAAGAGTGTATGTATTCGAACCAGACCATATCAATTTTCATGCGTTGGTTCGCAACAATTTAGCACACAACGTTTTCTTTTTTCGGGCTGCTCTTGGTGCCACTTCTGGATGGTGTACTATCGATCCAAGCAATGACATAGAAAACGCTGGCATGCACAAAGTCACCGAAAGACATGGTGGCATCATACCAGTAATGACCATCGATTCTCTCAATCTTCCTGAATGCAATCTCATTCAGCTTGATACCGAAGGCTACGAGCCACAGATCATTTCCGGTGCTCTAAATACTATTGAAGAGCATTCACCAGTTGTTGTTACAGAAGGAAACAACGCTGATATTACCAAAATGCTTGGTTCTATGGGATATCAAATGACTGGTGCCTCAAAAGCAGATTTCATTTACAGGAGAGTACAGAATGCCTGATGACAACAATGGTTGGGTTTGCCCGGTTTGCCACAAAGTTTTTGCACCAACAGTTAAGATGTGCAAGAAGTGTTCCAAACAACTCAAAGAGAGTGAACAACTTCTCGAAGAATAACGCAAAGTAAGGTGGCGTTAACTCTATTGCTAACGCCACCTTCATCATTATTCGTCTTCTTCAAAAGCATCCGATTCTTCATTGAGCAAATCATACGCTTCATCATATGCATCAGATTCTTCACGCAACGATTCAGCAAAATCCAAATCGTACCACTGAATATGTGGAATCATTTCATGATAAATTGTTACGCGCGTATATCTCGAACTGACGTGCTCTTCGATTGATTTCAAGAATTCTAGAACAACTTCTTGCATGTATCCCTCCTATATTTCACACTGACCAGCAGAACAAGCCAGTGCCTGCAACCCTTCTACCATATCAAGCTCTTCGTGGAATTCGCCCCAATTAATTTCTGTTGGGAAATCCTTGACCAACTCTTCATACTTATCCTTGGTAATGGTTTCATATGGTGCTTGTCGATAACTGCCGCCGTCATATGGCAAGAATGAGATACCAGAAACTTCGTCGAAATTTTTGTAAACCCACGCCCCAACTTCCATCCATTCATGTTCTTTCACAGAGATTGTAACAGATGGATTGTGCTCACACCAATTCTGTTTATACATCAGCCACATTTCCAGGTGCTGAATTGCACTGATATCATTTCTGCAAATGGCATCCTTTGGCGCTTTTTTGGGAAATGAGAAAACAACAGTGCTGGTTGGCTTCGTAACATCAGGCTCATTGGGAATTTTTTGTGTTATCATGAATTGAGTAAGTGGGTCTTTGATATCGCCGCGAACTCGACGAATATAGTACGGATCATGACGCTGATGAATTCCTGACGAGCTATCTGTAAGTTGACTGACAGTTCCAGAGGGTTTCACTGTTGTGATGGCAGCAGATTGAGCAATTCCCATAGCACTTGCGTATTTTTTGTTTACCTCAATTGTATATTGTCGCAATGCAGACAACCGCTTTTTGACATCATCGGTTGGTTTGTTCAACAATGGACAATCCATGATTCCAGTCATTGAAACACCAAGCAGCCGCTCTTCCTCAGCGTTTTTCTGCCAAATCTTCCTGAGATATGGAAAATGCGTAAACGACGCTTGAACAGTTCCTATTATTGTTGCCAGTCGAATTTTACGTTTCAGTGTTTCATCAATATCATCAGCACGAGCAACAATCTCAGTCAGATTGCAAAAGCTATTTGAACGAAGCAAAATTTCTCCACATGGATTAACACCCTGAATCAGACTTCCGTCTCGCCTTCCATTTCGATTGGCTTGTTTTATTGCTGCCTCTCGATTGAATATTCCTCGTTCGCCACTTTTGGATTCATATAACGCCAACCATTCCTGCATGAACATTCCAATATCTGGTTTTTCGTTATACACAGCACTGTTGTTTGCCAATGCTCGCTGCACATCATGTTCCCACCATGCTCCTGATTTAGCATGTCGCATACGATCATCTGATAGGTTTGACAGAGAAATCAAAGCTGATCTTCGCACGCCACCAACAACAACAACTTCACCAACCTTGCACATAATATCGTGGCACTCAATTGAAGTTAGTTTGCGACCACGCGCATTCCGAAACGTTGCAATAGTGAAATTGAATAGGTCTTCAAGAGGCTCTGGTCCAGAAGCTCGACCACCAAACGTTTTGAGCGGCGTACCAGCAACACGCACCTTTGAAAAATCTCGATTTGGAATTTCACCAGCATAGAGCATTGAGATGAGAACTCGAAAAGCCTTTGCCCAACCTTCCTTGGAATCCTTTACGATAATTGTACTATCGCTATCGAACATTTTTTCTGGGACTTCTGGCAGTTTGTTGATGTATTGACGCTCTACTGAAAAACCAACACCAGTTCCACACATCAAAACAAACATAGCCTCATCGAAGGCTTTGGGATCGTCAACAGCAATGAATGAGCAATTATAGAGACAAGTATTATCACGAGCCAATGCAGGACCAGCAGTCATCATTCCACGCATGGATGGCATTATTTCATGAGCCACAATCGCGTTACGTATTTCCTCCCATTCTTTTGGCTTGATTGCCGCATTATGTTTTTCATCAACATGAGACTTCATGAAATTGATATATCGATCAACCGTTTCTTCCCAATGTTCTCGACGCGATTTCTCTGGCAAAAATCTAGCATAGCGGCTTTTATGAATAAAGGATTCGTATAGTTTCATGTGGTGGCACTCCGTGGAACTTAAGTTTGTGGCTCTAGGGTTTTTATCGCTGAAACAAAATCAGCTTTTAGTTTCTTGACACGTAATAATAGTCGTTTTGCCTCCTGTATTTGTGTTTCTGATTGTTGAATTTCTTTCTCTATACGATCAATCTGAAGTTGATAGCCGTCTCGTTTTTCTTTGAGAGCATCAAGCACACTATTGTCCATCACACAACATCCTTCCACATAACATCAATTCCACCCAGACTGGTTTCTAGAAATGGATACAGCGATAGAAGTATTGCTTTACACTCCTTGGCAATTAGCCGGTGTTCTTTTTGTGTTTCTGGTCCTTCTCTCAATGCAACGTATGTGATCCATGATCTGAGGTTTCCATTCATGTACATACGGCTCATGACCATTCCTTCTGGAAGAACTGCTCTGGCTTGTTCTTTGGCTATTCCATTTTCAATGGCCCATTTGTATGCCAGTTTACATTCGTGCATTATCTGCTCTTGTTTCAAAACCCAGGCACGATGCAATTCTTCATCATTCACTTCAATGCTATTCTGTCGATTTTTGCTATCTTGAAGTCTTGATTCTCGAACGCTATAACCAAGTTCATTTGGGTCAGCATAGCGTTGTGAGAATTCCTGAAAACTGAATGATCTGTGCCGCAAAATTTGTCTCGCAATATCTCGCGTTGTATTGATTTCCAAAATCACATTGGCCATTTCGAAAACTGACCAGTGTTTATGTTTGATGCAATAGTTGAGAAGTTTTTCTGCTGTCTGATTATTATTCTGATTGGAAGGATTGGAAACTCTGGCACAATATGCCATCAATTCATGCGGTGGAGATTCATAATCATTTTCTGCCTGTGTGTGTGCAATCAACTTTACTGTATCCATGAATAGCTCCTTATTTACTAATCACACTTCTTTAATGTGTACCTCATACACTGGTATTTCACTAAAAACAGTGTTTTTTCTAACGATATCTAGAATTTCCCATTGTCTATTTTGACCCAAAGTGGAAAATTTTTTCACATCCCCGACAGTGAAATTTTCAAACCATCGAAAATGTGTCAACAGTTGCCCGTTCTCTATGAAATGAACGTAACCATAAAAACGATCTTCGATCACCGACAATTTTCATCCCATCCATCACAATCCTCCATAACTTGCCATAAGATTTGCTGATTGACTTGCCGCCAGATTTGCCGCCAGACTTGCCACACAACTTGATCATATACTTGCTCCAAAACTTTCTGATCGACTTGCTGATCGATTTGAACCAAGAATGATTTTACGTTATACATCATAATCATCCATGATTTGCCAGAAGACTTGCTGATTGGCTTGCTTATTGACTTGCCGCCAGACTTTCTGATTAACTTCCTGATCTACTTTCAGATTGACTAACCAAGCAACTTTATTCCAGACTTGATGTGCGCCGCATCCGAATGTTTTATATATCAATTCCATCATAATCATCCATAGCTTGCCGCTTGGCTTTCAACCAAACTCGATCCCCAACTTGCCACCATACTTGCTGATCAATTTGCCGCCAGACTTGCTGATCGAATTTCCGCCTGACTTGCCGCAAGACTTTCTCTCTGACTTGCCATCCGATTTGTATATCAATTCTCGCGTTATCCATCAAAATCCTTCCAAAGTTGAAAATAGCCTTGCTGCCAGCGTTGCCGATTAACTTTCTGCCAGAGTTGCCACACAACTTGATCATATACTTGCCCCAAGACTTTCTGACGAACGTTTTCCAGACATTGCGCATCGATAGAAGAAAACCCTTGCTGCCCGACTTGATCAACGATTTTTATTTTATTCATCAAAATCATCCACCAATTGACGCCAATATTGCCACTGCTTTATTTCTTCTATTCGTCTCCTACCCTTGCTTTGTATTCTCACAAACACTTCCATGTAAATATTACGAGATACATGACACGAAACATTCAATCTCGACGCATCAATATGATGCAATGCAGAATCCTTAGCACCGACCATAACCAAACACCCATCTGATAAAAAAAACCGGCGTAGGTTTCCCCACGCCGGTTACTCCTACCAACTCAAACAATACGCACTACTAGTCCTGAACGCGACGATAGCCTTCTGGCGTGTACTCGCGCTGACGGATGATTCTGTAGTCACCCGGCTCAAGGAGCAGAGATTCGTGTGTATCATAGTCGCGAAGGTGAGTAAGCTCACTCGCGCGATGAAGCGTCAGAAACGCTTCAAGTTCGTTGTCCGGGTTTTCGAACATGCTTGCATCATTACGATCCAGCACGTGGTGGTGCCCGGTTTCAGAGTGCGTGACAATCAGGTGGTTCCCTTCCGGCGCAACCTCTTTCAGATTGCTTCGGTCGAAGCTGTCCACACGCATGATCATCACATCACCCTGAGCAGCGATTTTCTTGAAAGTTCTCATATTACGTCCTCACTTCTGGTTTGACAAACTCGTTGACATCGATACCCCATGTGCTCGCTTGCGCTTCCATGGCAGTATTGACATCAGGCGGCACGGGAATGGCAAAAAATCGTCCAGTCCCACACTTCACACGCAAGAACCTTTCGGTTCCAACGTCAGGGAGATCGACTTCAAGCAGAGTGCCGATCTCAGGATCATCATCCTGATGGATGACCTTGGCATCAAGTTGGTTGAGAACGCTTTCCCACCCAACGATTTCAGAAAAACACCGGCGCTGTTCGATGTCTTCCCACGTCAACGCGATACGCGGATCGAGTTGGCTTTTCGGCGTCATCAGCCATTCACGCGGTACACGCGTGCCATGCCAACAACAAACAGTCCAACCATCGCGATAACGCAGCGAAGGTCCTTCTTCACTGTGTTGCCGCCCTTCGTCATCGAGTTTGATGAATTCGGGACGATTGACAATCACAGCAACATCCTCTTCCCACCACACGTTGTCACAGGCAGAACAGAGTTCTTCAAAAACCTTGAAGTTTGCGAGCGTTTCGTTCTCCCAATTGAGAACGTCACGGAAGAAGGTGATATAAGCGCACGAAGAAACTTGCGAAGAACCGCAATACAGCTTCGAAATCCCATCGTAACATTCTTGTTTTGTTGGCTCACGGCCAAGCTGATGTTCCAGGCCCATCTTGATTGCTGCAAACGGGGAGTCTGCAAAAAGCACAGTTGGGCGCGGACGCTCGATGATGTCGTAAATTTTCAGAACACGCTCTTTTGCGTACTCGAAATCCACGGGTTCAGTGGAAAGACCAATCTTCACCCATTTCTCAGTCCAACCAGGAATTTGTGCTTCCTGTTCAGGTGTCATGCTCTCGATTTTCTCAGGCATATAAAAATCCTATTGTTTCTGCCGTCACTCAAATTGTCTACCACAAGTTCTATTTACTGTCAACAACCTTTTACATTTTTCTGCTCCCTCTGTTCAATGTCTTAACCTCTTCAAGATGAACACACCCTAGCAAAGTTGTGTGGTGTCGTCAAGCACCTTTTTTAAAATCTTCCCTCGCCTGACTTATGAAGTGTTTTTCGAAATTCATATTAGCGTTTATAGCTTTCCTGAGTTGCCATCTGACTGCTATGTTGATACGTACGGCTTGCAATGCAGACAGGAATCTAATCGACCCAACTTTGCTACATATTGTCATGATAATCATCCATAACTTGCTTCCTGGCATCCCGCCAGACTTGCTCATCGACTTGTCGATAGACTTGCCACCAGACTTGCCAATTGATATGACGTTCGACATACAGCCAGAATTGATCATTGAGTTGATCCCAGAGTTGCTGATCAATTTTCCGCCCGACTTGATTATTCATTTGCTCTTCATTCATGATAATCATCCATAACTTGCTGCTTAGTTTGCCACCCAACACGCAAATAAACATCCTGCACCTGTTCCCATTCTACTATATTCCATACTTGCCGCTTGAGTTGTATACTTAATTGGTTTCTGGATGTCTCATAGACTTGCTCATAGATTCGATAGTGGATTCGGTGTTTAATCATGATAATCATCCATAACTTGATGAACAACTTTCAAATTGCATTGCTCTTCGACTTGCCGATAGACTTGCCGCCAGACTTGCACTTGGGCTTGTTGCCATAGTTGCTGCCCGATTTGCCGATTGATATGATGTCCGACATACAGCCAGAATTGCTCATAAACCGGATCGTAGATTTGCTCTTCATTCATGATAATCCTCTTTCAATTGATCCACTTCTTGCCGCCCGACATGCCACCAAACACGCCCATCCGCTCTCCACCAGACAAATTCTCTAACAATATATCGAATATCTTTATCAATACACTTCCAGACTTTTGCGTTGAACACAACCAAAAATGTTCTGTCGATATCAAGATGCATGAAAATCTTCTCTCGCTTGTTGACGCGCTTGTTTGTCGGCTTGTAGTCTCGTGTTTTCTAAAATGTCCCACCAAACCGGCACATAAACTGCGCTATTAATATTGTCCACCATCATATTCCATATTGGAGTTTCAACTTTCTTCTCAACTTCAATATCAATCCTCATGATAATCCTCTTTCAATTGATCCACTTCATGCCGCCCAACTTGCCGCCACCAAACACGTCCATCCGCTCTCAACCAGACAACTTCGCCAACAAGATATCGAATATCTCTATCAATATACTCCCAGGTTTTTGCGCATGCATTCGCCCAAAACGTTTTGTTTATATCAGTAATCTTCATGATAATCGTCTTTCAGTTGCCCATCAACTTGCCACTTGAGTTGCATCCAGACTTGATCCCAAACTTGACCCCAGACTTGTTGATTGACTTGCCGCAAGGTCTGATCCCCGACGCACCGATCTACGCACATCATTACCTGCCACCAAACTTGCTCATTGCATTGTCGTTCATTCATGATAATCATCTTTCAGTTGCGACCAATTTTGACACTTGACTTGCCACCAGACTTCATTTCTGACATGCCACCAAACGAACTGTTTGACTTGATGCTCGATTTTCAGGATTGATCCAAAGACTTGCCAATCAATCTGTTGTTCGATCCGTTGTTCATTCATGATAATCATCTTTCAGTTGCGACCAATTTTGATCCCAAACTTGCTGATCGTTTTGATCCCAGAATTTCCAATTGATTTGCTCCAAGATTTGCATCCTAATTTGCATTCTGGTTTGATCCGAACTTTGATTCCAGCTTTGGTATTCGATTTGATCCCTGACTTGCCGCCAGACTTGATGCCTAATCACGCCAATCATCCTTCAATTGCATCTCTGCACCCCCTCCCTGTTGCGCCCACAATCGATCATCAAGCTTCTGTTTGATTTGCTGCCAGAGTTGCCATTCAACATGCCGCACGGTTCGAGAAAAAATTTCCATAAGAACTTGCGTCCCAACTTGCTTAATTTGCCAACATTGATCTTCATGCATCAAAAGCACCTCTCAATTGCTGCCTAACGTGAAACCTGAATTGCAGCCAGACTTGCTCCCCGGCTTGATCCCACACTTGCTTCTCGACTTGCTCTTCGACTTGTCGCTCGACGTGCTGCTCGACTTCTCGCACAACTTGCCACATAATTATCTGCTGAACTAGATGATCAATTTTCATCAAAATCACCTCTCAATTGCTGTCTAGCGTGAAACCTGACTTGTCGATCAACTTGCATCCATACTTGCTTCTCGACTTGATCCCAAACTTGACACCTGACTTGCTCTTCGGTTTGATCCCACGCTTGTCGCTTGATTTGCTGCAAGATTCGTCGATCAATTCGAAACCAAACATTTTCAATTCTTTTGCCGTTCATTGCAATCATACCTCAATTGCCTCAAAACGTGCCGCCAGATTTGCCGATCAACTTGATCCCATACTTGCTTCTCGACTTGATCCCAAACTTGACACCTGACTTGCTCTTCGACTTGCTGCCAGATTTGCGTCCTGCCTTCTCGGTAGATTTGTTGATCAATTCGAAACCAAACATTTTCAATTCTTTTGCCGTTCATTGCAATCATACCTCAATTGCCTCAAAACGTGCCGCCAGATTTGCCGATCAGCTTGCCGCCAGACTTGATCTTCGGCTTGATCCCATACTTGCTTCTCGACTTGCTCTTCGGCTTGATCCCATACTTGCGTCCTGACTTGCTGCCAGATTTGTAGATCAACTTGCAACCAAATATTTTCAATTCTTTTACTGTTCATCAAAATCACCTCTCAATTGCTCTTTAAAATGAAACCGATGCTGATAGACTTGATCCCATACTTGATTCTCGACTTGATCCCATACTTGATCCCAGGATTGCTCTTCGGTTTGATCCCACGCTTGTCGCTTGATTTGCTGCAAGATTTGTAAATCAACTTGCAACCAAACGTCTTCAACTCTTTCGTTATTCATTGCAATCTTCCATCAATTGCCCCTGTATTTGCCGTACAGTTTGATGTCCTATTCTCTTGCTGGTTTTCCGCCTGACTTTACCGCCAATTTGCCGTCCTATTTGGCCCCAGACTTGCCACGTGAATGTCCGCCAGATATTCATTTCAATCATAATGATCTTCCTTCAATTGCATCCTGGCCTTTCGCCAAACGCTAAACGTGACAGCCCACTCAACTTCCCATCTAACAGACCTCCCGACCAACAATCGTGTGCTTACAGAACAACAATCAATACATTCCTTATGCGTTGCCCATCTGACATGTTCATCCAACAATGCATCGACCATTGCAAATTTCCTCATTTCACGATGTCTGTCAAATCGGCTGGTTTGTACAGATCGCCCTTTAGGATTTTACCGTCTTCACGATAAGAAGGCTTTCCGTCTGCATTCAATTTGCTCATGTTTGACTTGTGTACCGCATCGAAACACTCGTCGATTTCTATTCCATATGCAGCAGCAGTTCCATAGACCACATACAACAGATCAGTCAATTCCTTTGCTATATTGACTGGCTCATTTTCAAGCATGGCTTCTTCTACTTCGTTCAATTCTTCTTCAATGAGACGCAATCGCAAGTCCAATTGTTCCATTGTCAACTCAGTATATTTTTCCGGCGCACCATGTCCAAACGCCAGCATGAATTCTCGCACTTTCTGAAAATTGGTCATTACGTTTTCCTTTCAAGCTATTTTCTTCCACAACCCAAACTCTGACTCGGCTTCCAAGCCTTTATATGTATGCTGTGATAACACAGCTTCGATGTCAACAACGCCGCTCAACACCATGTCATTGACATCCTTCTGTTCAATTCTTTTTGGCCAAATAACAACAGAGAAATCAGCCTTGATTGCTGCATGCAGTGAACGCACAATGTCGCGATTTCTTGGTTCATTGTCATACACAATGACAGTGTTCGACGTATTCAATTCGGCCTTTCGAATTTCAGACAAGATCGAACTTCCACACGCAGCAAACGCATTCTTTAACATCATAGCATCAAACGGACCTTCCAATGCATAATTCCTGATGTTCAAATCGACCAAATCCATGTTGAACAATTTAGGATTATCCGGTGATAACAATGCTGTTATGTATCGCATACTGGCATTTGGATCGAGCGATCTTCCTTGAAAACCCAACAATTTTCCAGAACGCGATCTGAACGGTATCACAATTCGTGGTTCTGCTCGGCTCGGATCATATTTCTCCTTCACATGTGTGTTCGCGAATTCGTTGAAGTTCTCAGCATAAAAAAGGCGCGAATACCAACGAACAGGTATCCCGCGCTTTGCGATATACTGTCTGGCTGGATGGTTCACATCCAACCACATTACACTAGGTATACCGAGACTGTCAATCTCCTTCTCCACACGCAATGGTTGTGATTTGCTCACATTGCGCCTTGGCGTGTCTATGAACCTTTCTTCGAGATATTGCTTGTAGAGGATTGGATTGACGTGTTCAAGGAATTTGTCGAATGGCATGGAAGCGTGACAATTGTGACAATATGAGTAGAACTTGCCCTGCTTCTCGATCAAATAGCCTCTGGCCTTTGCTGTATTTTTTTCGGAATCTCCGCACAACACACATCGAAAATTGTAGACATTATCACCCTTTTCGACAAACAGCGGCAGTGAACTGCTCAGCAGCATGATATATTTCCGTTCTAGCCATTCATTCAGCATGTCAAAATCCTAACAAAAAAAAACCCCACGTAAACTAACACGTGGGATTGGTGTTGTCAACTGTAATTGATTGCTCTTATGGTAACGATTCGACAAGTTTCCAAAATATGAACCAACCAACACTAAAAACGAAGGCTGTCGTGATTACATATGAGACAAATCGGCTACAAGATAACAGTATACTGATCATTGGACCAATAACCAAAACAAGACCCGGCAAAACGAAGATGCTTGGTATGATTGTTAGGTATTGATTTTCTTTCAGCCATTGAACCATTTCAATATTTTCGTGTATCTTGAACAAACCCTCAAGAGACAAAAGAATTGCCATAATCATCCAACCAAAAGTCTGCAACGCAGTACCAACCATAATAAACACGATGTCTGTTTTGAGATGAAATTTGATTTTGGCTGTGAATATCAAAATTACGGTTGCTACGAGGAAGAGAAGTAACGCTGCTGTTATATTACCAACAACGGAAAGCTGTGTTATTGGATCATTTATTGCTTCGTAAATTACTATCATCGATTTCCTTGCCTTTATTGCAATCTTTCAACAAGCGTTCTAATTCCAACAAAGATAGCTCAAACCGAGATATTGTTTGCTTCGCTTTTTCGTCAACTTCAACAGACTCGCGTTCTTCTTTATCAATTTCATTTTGGTGTTCTTGATCAAATTCAACTGGCACAATCGCCTTCCACAATTTCATCTTAACCGATCCTTTATAAGTTCGAGTGATAAAGCCAATTTGTCCAACGATTCGGTAAATTGCTTGACCACTTCTTTTTTCATTGCATTTTCATGTCTCAAATAATCAATCGTTTTTTGTTTATCCCGTCTATCCATCATCCAAAGATAAACTGTAAGAGCAACCAACGGCACCTGTGAAATGATATTTCCGATCAGTGCAGTTAGTTCTGTAGACACATTATTCTTCCTTTTGCCGTTTGCGTTTTTTTTCGAAGACAACGAACTCGCTTAGCGGCTCGCTGCACACGTTGCAATGCAGTTATTCCGGGTGGCGTATCGCCTGGACGGATTGGTGCGACACCACCGACTGCATTAACTGGAATTGCGCTTTCTTTCATATCTTGCGTAATACCTCGACTATATTTTGATCCATTGGTATCATATTTGTATCAACCACTTTCTCATCACCGATATTGAAGTAATACTCTGGAAGAATATTCAACAACACCAGAAACGGTTTGATCACATGAAAACATGACTTGAGCTTGAAATACAAAATTCTGGCAGTAGCATCTGCGCCAAACACATTATTCAGTATGATGATGTGATTCAGGATCAATCGTTCTTTCAAATCATTGTTCTGTTCATACCGTGTCACCAGTTTTTTGATATACTTGATGCGATTCAAATCTTCATACATTTCATCCATACCAGAGACGAAACCACCATCATAATTCTTTGAACAATAAAGAATGAACGTATCCTTGTTTAACGGAAAATCGTTCATGGGCCTTCACTTAAAATGTTGACAATGCGGCTCTCTTTATCTCCGTGCCATTCCACATATAGATAAAATCACCATCTGTCCAAATTGCATTGTTTGGACGATTGCTGTTATCAGTATTGTTTGCAGGTGTGCTGTTGCCGGTGATAACTAAAGTTGCACCAGTGACGACATTCACCGTAACATTAGCCGAAGCATTGTTGAACAAATTGTTTGTTGTTGCATACATCGTCTCGGCTTCGCCCGAAGTGTTCGAAACGATTACAACAAAATCGGTACTCTGTGGAGCCGTGCAGGCATTCAATTGCGTTATTGTTTTTGCGTTATTTGCCAATTATTTTCTCCGCTCTCCAACCTTTATAACAACCATGTGTTGCCAAATGGCTTGAATGTAAACCATGTCGCTTGCAAAACCATTTCAGCCCCTTTAAATAGATGACCATCCCATCCGGTTTTGTTACCTTCCACCTTGAACGACTTTTGAATGATGTCAATTTTTTTACATACTCAGGGTTTTCCCAACATCTATCCGCATTTTGCGAACGCAATTTCCTGACACTTTCACTTACACCAGACGCGCCTTCACCACCGTCTGTCAAATTTCGTAAGATGCCAGTGCCGTTGTCCTTACGACCAAACAGCTTGATATAAAAAATCTCCAACGCAAATGCTTCACTTTCTTCCAACATCTCATGCCAAAAAACAATTCTCTCTTTATCATTTGGTGGTTGTGTTTTTCGACCATTCTTGGAATACGCACGCGAACCAGAACCCTTTCCAACATAATAAGGACTTCCGTCTTCACGCAAATATGCATAGATGTAAAACAAGGCCAGCCTCCAAAACAAAATAAGTCCCCAATGTTATCACGACAAAGAGGACTTAACCATTAGCTATCAGGGAATTCGTCATCGTCGGCAGCATCGCCAGTAAGACGGCTTGCGACCAGAACTTCAGTTGATACACGACCAGCTTTGTTTCCCGTTCCAACAGTCCGCAAAACCCATCCAGCATGCGCCACACCAGCCGCCTTTGCGCCGCCAAGCGTAAATTCGCCAGTGGCGGTTTCACCAGTAAGCGTGTGACCACTTTCATTATCACCAGCAGTCAGTGTGATGGCTGCACCACCAAGAGTTTCTGCCAAGTAGACACCAGTTGAATTTGCTGCTTGTACATAATACTGATTGCCATCCGTCAATTCTGCAATGGCTGTATTGCCAGCAGCGACATCATAAGTGACGAAATCGTTCACCTGCAAAACGTTTGAAGCAATCGGAATGAAGCCATTTGCTTCAACAGCACCAGCGTTAACTGTTTGACCAGGAGGGGCAGCAATTGCCAATTCAGCCCACCCATAATCACTACCAGCGTTGCTGATATTAATGGCTGCAATGCGACCAATCGAGTTGGCTTGTGCGTTTGCAGCGCCAGATGAGCCATCGCCAGAAACGGTAACAGCAGCATTGGCACTATAACCAGAACCGGGAGATGTTACAGTTGCTGAAAGCAGCGTACCACCAAGGCCAATTTCTGTAGTATCAACACCAAACACCTGTGAAGCATTTGCACCAACCATCGAAGTCACGATAAATTGTGGTTTTTCAGAAAGCGTGAACTGATTGGCAGATGCCGTAGCGATTGCACCACCAAG